TGGATCTTTAACTATAACATATTCATTTGTGAACTCTACCACATTGAGATGGAAATGTCTATCCCCAATAGGTTGTAACTGTACTGTAATACTATCTTCAGCAACCAAATCCTTCCAATAATATGGCAATTCAATCTTATTAGAATCCTTTAGTCTACCCCTATGATATACTGCTACCTCTGGTCCTTCAATACAAGCATAGCGAAGTCTCCATCCTTTCTTACTAGGATGTGGTATATCAAATGGTTTTGGTGAACCATCTGCTGCATCAAATCTAGATGATAGATCACCTATGTTACCATGATCGAAGAATGCGTTACCACCTACCTGTAGAGGATATGAACTAGTACCTTTAATAAAGCAATCACCCATTATATCTGTACTCTTACAGACATATAACTCTTCTTCTATTTGAGTTTGTTGGAATGTAGAAATTCCTGGCCTGACTAAAAGATTTCCTGTGTAAATTCTAACATCACCATTAGTAATCTCTATATCAGTAGGTTTAGATGGTATACCCTGTACATCAATGAATCCTGAGCATATAACAGAATCTTCAAAATATGTTGTGTCATCACCAATCTTATATGGCTTATTTGCCACATCAACTTTGGCATCACAATTAAATCCAGTAGGGTTTGATTCGGAAGCTGACATAATTTAACGCAGTTTAAATTTACTTGAAAGAGCTGTAAGATCACCAACTAAAGATGAAGAATCAATTTTTTTCTTGAAACCTTTGGCTAATGATTCCATTCCAGGTTTCATTGATTCACCAGTTGCTTTAAGATCACTTATTATCTCCTCTCCTTGAAGAAGAGTTTTATTTAAATCAAGATCTTTAATTGCACCCTCCACCTTACTCTGTAAATTAGGATCATTTGCTGCTCTAAGTAAATCTTGAGCAAGATTCTCCATGTACATAGCAGTAGCATTACTAACATCCTTAATTTTCTTCTCATCTGGTATATCAGGATGAGTAGGAACAACACCTTTAACTGGTAATGATGCTAAAGCATCACCAGACATATTACCAATTGTAGCAGCAGCACCTTTAGCAACAGATCCAGTACCAATTAAAGTCTTAAGTCCTGTAAGAGCATTACCACCTGGTTTTACACCCAAAGCACTTGCTGCTGATGAAGTCAAAGATGATAAACTACCAGTTAAAACTTTATTTCCAGTACCCTTAATAACATCCATTGCACTACCAACACCAGGCAATTGACCACCAAGATAATTCTTAGCAGCATTAGCAATAGTAGTAGATCCAGGTATACTATCCAATCCACTAAGACCCAATGCAGTCTTAACTGGATTATTAACAGCATCTAATCCACCTTTCACTTTATTAACAAGATCACCAGCACCTGCTTTCTCCAATACACTTCCTAATGGATCATCAAGTTTACCTTCCAATAAATTAGATGCTTTCTGTAATGGATTAATAATACTTGAAGAAGATTCTATTACGGCTTTTTCAATTGACTCAACACCACCAGTCTGAGCACTGATTCCTAAATCCTCAAGGGTAAATCCATATCCTTTCAATGCTCCTCCTGGTACTCCATCAAAACTACCAGGGGCAGCACCTAAAGATGTAGTCTGAGCAGCAGGATCAAATATTTTTGATAAAGTATCATCAGGAATAAAACTATTTTTAGAAACTCTAGCACCCCATGTTTCAGGTACAAGATTACCTCTCTTGGCTTTAACCTGAGCAGTATTACCTTTTAATAGGATACGACCTGAACCAGACTGAAGATTAAGATTTCGACCTGCCTTAAGATCAATATCCCTATCAGCAGTCATCATTATATCTTTAGCATTAACCCGCACTCTACCCCTATCAGCATTGATAGTAATATCTCCAGTAGCAGCACTTATCCTAATATCAATATTGTTTGGATCATTTTTATCTCCTGCTCTAATTTCAATAGTTTTATCACATGCTATTCTACCAAGTCCTTCACCATGAGCATGAGCAATAGTAAATACTTCTCCATTATCATTAGTAGCATATATTTTAACTGTTTCGGGTCCAGCAAGAGTTTGTTGAGGATTACCACTATCAATACGAAAGTGACCTCCTCGTGAATCAATTACTCTTCTTCCCCAATTCTCTGCATTTGCCATGTTATTTACCTACACAGTCAATGACAGTAAGAACACCTGTCTGAACAGCTTCTGGAATTTCACCAAAGACGGGTCTAAGGACAGCTCCCTGTCCCGTTTTACTAAGAACCTTCAATACAGGTGGGGTCTCAAATCTAAGAATATTTAGAACCCGTACAGCGTCAATTCCACCAGTTTCAGGATTGACTACCAACTCATATACTGGTTTATCAGTAACTTTATTCAATACAGGTCTATCAACTTCTGGAACAAGAGATGTATAAGGATCAGGAATTAATTCTGGATCCGTATCGGTATCAGGAGCATCACCACCTTCAGAATCTGGAAGTCCTGTAGGATACACAAAAACAGTCTCATCAATCTTATCACCTGGAGTATAACCAGTACCAGGAGTCTCAACAAATACTGTAGTTATACCAACATTTATTGGAGGATCAGTAACAACTGGATAATTTGTTCCAACACTATCAATAACAATAGCAGCTATACTCCCATCTTCATTAAGAACAGAATGTCCTTTAGCACCATACCCAATACCACACTTATCTGCAATACGAATAGCAGGAGGTGACTTATAATTCATACCTGGAACTTTTAAATCAACTCCAATAATATTAGCAGTTCTACTAATACCATCTGCAACACCACTTAATCCAGAATTTTCAATAACTTTACCCATTACAACCTTACCAATTGCACCAAATCCACCACCACCAAATATCTCTACTTGAGGGTTACCACATCCTTGCTTACCACCAACACATCCACCACCACTACTTAATTCATCAATCAATCCAGATATTCTACCAGCACTACCAAGAGTTTTAGAGACTCCTGATGGTATCATATTACCAAATTTACTCTTAAGTCCACCTGTTAAAGCACCCCTAAGACCACCACCACTTAATAATCCAGATGCTGCACCACCTAATATACCACCACCTGCAATGCCAGTTACTGCGCCTAATAATCCACCACCACCTATAGCACCACTTATTCCACTTGTTAATCCACCAAGTCCTTTAGATGCACCTTGCATCTGCCCTAAGACATAGTTAAATGGATCAGCACCTTTCTCCATTGCTCCACCACCAACTTCATACTTCTTGATTGGTGGACACTTATCTTTATTAGTCTGACCACAATCTAAGAATCCAGAGAAATCTTCTAAAAGGAATGCAGAACTTCTCAAGAAATCAGCAACATCCAATCCTTTACCCAATATACCCTCTAATCCACTTAAAGGAGCTTTTAAACCATCTGCAATTCCATCAATAAGTTTGTTTAAAACATTACCAACAAAATTAGCAGCAACACAACCTGCTATACCAAGACCAGAAGCAAGTAAGTCTTTAAGCATATCAGCAACAGTTCCCCTAAATCCCTCAACTACCTTATTAGCAACACATGCTAAAGCATTTTCAGCATTTTTTATATTAGGAATTTCTTCTACTTGTGCAGATCTACCAGCAGAATGAGCAGCAGCATATGATTGTGGAGAATTACCAAATTGAGCAAATACCTTACTAAAGGTATCATCATATTTTTTGGATAATCCAGCCTGTATCTGTGGTTCTAACCAATCATAAACTCCATCCATCATACGACCAACAAATCCATTTGTCTGAGTTTCTACTAGATCTGCAACTGCATCAATCTCAGCCTCAAGTTTCATTCCAGTGAGACTAAAATCTTCTACTCTTGATGCTAACATTTCTACCGCACCTGCCATCCTAGAAATAGAACTAGGAGTACAAGTATCAGGTGCTATTATTTTTTGTCCAGAACCATTCTGATCAGTATATTGTCCTTTCTTTCCACTTGAATTAGAAGTTTGAACATCTTTATTCTGTTCTAATCCTTGATTTGGTTTACCAGTTTCTTTATTAGGTTCAGTCTTTGGATTTATTGGAGTTTCATCAGTATATGCTGTAAATGGTTTAAATCTATTATTACCTTCCTCATATTCATCATCATCTGCCTCTACTGTTGTCCTACCAAAATGACCAAGGATACAAGGAACTTGTCCTTCATCACCATCTAAGAAGAATCCAAATACAATATCACCCTGCTGCAACTGTGTGGAGACACCATAATTAGCACCTCCACCACCAGCAGTAGTAGGCAACATGCACATTGCCCAAGGTAAATCCTCATCAGGAAGATCCTGAGTATAAGGATGATACCCCATTATTGCTACTTTATACCTATTCTGAAACCCAGCTTCCCCATCATTTACTTGGTCACTCTGAACTTTCCTAGGAGCAACTTGACCGATCCACCAACGGAATCCATCCCTTCCTAGAAATTGACTTTTACTTAATAGGGACTCTTCTATACTCATTAGTCGTCGTATACTCTACATTCGAGTGAATCTGGATGATTGTCACAATAAACTTCAAGTTTTGAATCCTGATGTCTCTGATGCCAGTCATTAATCTGTGCATCACTCTTATCAACTTCATCTTCACTATGAGCATGAAATGCATCATTATGCATCTTTAAATCTTCTTCAGTGTATTCCAACATACCATGATTGACATGTTCTTTATGATCCTTTGGATCAATATAAACCTCATGATTGAGGTCATGTTCTGGGATTTTTGTGGTCATGTTTTAAACTCCTGAGGTATCTCGGATAAGTCTCATTGCAGAATAGGATCTATTAGCCACAAAGAAATGACTAATCTCCTTGATAATATATAGACCACTTTGAGCATCATCCATTTCATCTTCAGTACTAACTTGTGGGAAATCACATTTAATAATATCACCTGCACACAAAGCAGTATTTACAGGTACTTGTAAAATAACTTGTTGTGTAAAAATAGAACTATACCTTGATATAGCCTGTGAAACATCCTCCTTCTCATCCATATTAATTTTTGCTTTATCATCATTACCTTCAACCTTTTCTTCTAGAGTTCCACAAGAATAAACTCCAGTAACGATCCTGTGTGCCATTTCTGGCTTGGGAATTTTTTTAGGGTCTACCTCATCTGGAATTGGAGTTTCCTCTGATCCCATCTTTTCTTGCTCCGTATCACCTTCTGGTTTAAACACAGACTCATGTGGTTGAGTAAAAGTAAGATCATTTGGATTAAAATATATTCTATAAGTAGAATACTCACCCCTCATTTGAGATCCAGTTACATCATTATTATTAGCTACAGAATAAGATAATACTTTTCTAAAAGATTTTTCTGGATCTACAAGAGGAATATTATCTCTACTAAAAACATATTCTTCCACCTTTTGTTCATTCTTATCCTTACATAATTTCTCAATAGATTTAAACTTCATACCCTTTCGTGTTTGCCAGAATAAAAATCCTGCACTGGTACTCTTCCCTCCCTCAGGAATAGCCCTAGATGCTAACATAGGAGCAAGAGTAAATGGTTTTCTCATATTACCAATAAAATTATAAGCATTTTCTGTATTTTCAATATCATCATCTTCATACTCACACTCAACCATTTTTAAAAAATCCTTTATAATATCACTAATCTTCTTTGCCTTATACTTCTTTACTACTCTTTTATTTAAATTAGTAATACCTTCCTTAGATATTAGATCTAGTGTAAAAACTTCCTTTTGCTTTTCTTGTACATAATCAGTCATCCTATTAACATATAAAGTAACCTTGAATTGACCTGATTCTTCTCTATGTTCTTCAATAGGAGTAGTTATTTCAATCTCTACCTTTTCCCCACCTCTAATTGGAAGACCATTATATACTCCCTTACCATTAACAGTTTCAGTGTTCGCAACCATCATCTTAGCTGAGATTGCAGGAGAATATAAATCTTCAAAATATTGAAAACCAACAACACCCAACCTAAGATCTACATCTGTTTTTCCATCCAGAGAATAAATCTTTATCTTATCATAAGTAGATCCTTGTGTTGGTGCTGCAGCCATTATGTGTATGCACGATTAATTGTCTTTACATAATACTTAAGATCTCTTCCATTGGAAGCAACCTGAATATCCATTGGATTAGAGTCAGAAGAGGATGGTACTGGTATCACTTGTTTGGTAATGCTATTTATTGGTATAGGAACAGTAATTCTACCCTGATTATTAATAGACGCTATTCTATCTCCCTGAGACATTTTACTTTGCATCCACTCGTTTCTTCCTGGTTTAATCCAATGCTGATTATCTGGAGCACCTCTCATATAATCAAAATGAACAGGATCCCTAGGATCTGTATTCCATCTCCACCCATACTTGCCACCATTTTTCTTCATCCATTTCCAACCAGGACTACCAACAGAAAGGTCAACTGCCCATCCTTGTTGATGAGGAGATGATCCCACTGGAGCTGGAGTCATAACATTAGGATCACCTGCTTTTGCTCTATCAATTAAAGATTGTTGTTCAGCAGCACTTCTAAAGGAAGATGTTACATCCTTAGTCAAATCAACACCATCCTTAGCAGCAGCCTTAAGAACTTCCTTCCATCCCTTTGCAGCATCTGGATTAAGAATAATCCTTTTACCATGATAATCAATTCCCAAACCAGAAGGTGTTACTATCTTCTTAGTCCTTCCTTCACCATCACCTTTAGCAACTACTACATCTGTTTTATCTACACCCTTTTCAGTAACATGGACACTACCAAGTTTATTAACAGGTTGTATACCATATTGCTCCAATTTCTCTTTATCTGATAAATTTATAAAGAGATTATATTCTTCATGATCAACTTCTTTATCATTAATAAATGCTTGCCCAGTCTTTAAATCAAATCTACCACTAACTTCTAATTTTTGTACAATCTCTTTTTCATCATTTACAGGTCTGATCTCAGCAGGAGGTACATCACTAATCACTTCGTCTTTCTTATCATCGGTCTTCCCTATTGTACCACTATCTACAACATTTGTCTCAGAAGATGAGACATTTATTTTATTACCTTCTGTAGTACCTTCAACATTAACTGTCAAATAAGGACTAACATCTCCTTCCTTCCTTGCCTTATCTTTCAACTTCTCTGCTGATTCATCTAAAGATTTGCTCTTAGCAGTATCTTTAATTGCATTCTTAATACCTTTAACATCACTATCCCATTGTTTCTTAGTCTTCTTCAAAGACTTTACCATATCTCCTATAGCATTCTTAACTCTTCCTTCATTATCAAAGAAATCAAGACTTGTTACATTAGCAACAATGGCTTGACTGATATTTACGACACTTCTTAATGCATCAGCAATACCTGTCATTAAATTGGATACAGTTCTCCAAACAGCACCAATAACAGCAATTGCTTTTTCAATTCCCTTCAAAATATCAGGTAATTTTTGTATCAACCATGCAAAGAATATTGAAACAATACCATCCAACATCCTGCTCATCACACTTCCAGCACCTTTTGGTAGTTCAGGTTTTTTGGATACTGATTTCTTTGGTGTTGCCTCAAGAAGACTTTCTTTATCTGCTTGCTTCTTAGCATTTAATAATCTATGTGCTTGAATCTTTTTAGCATTTTCAGTTTTTTGTCTCTGTTGAAACCTAACAGCAAACGCCTTCCTAATCCCTTCAGAAGTCTGCACCATCGCAGATACTCCAAAAGAAATAGTTTCAATGGCTTCATTAACAGGAATTAACCTCTTAGGATCAACCTTAGCGTCTTTACTATCATCCATAATTATTTCTCATATATGTTTTCATAAAGGTCCAAATAAGTATTAGCATTATTTTTAGTTATTACTGAAAATAACTCAGTAGCATTCCCTTCAGTAACATCACCATCTAATTCTAAATTATTATCAACTGAAAATGGAACAAAATCAAATTTATTTTCAGAACTAAATGCACTTGTTGCTATTTCTGAAAACTTTGTATCATTTAAAGATTTCATCGCATCTTTTGAAAAATCCAGGTTAAGTGCTGTATTAAAATTAATACCAGTTCCATCAAAAGAATCCGAAGATTCTATCTTTGAAGTGTCTAATTTAACTTCACCTTTATTAAGATTTTGGTTCCTTTTTTCATTATTTAATTTAATCTGCAAATCTAAATTAAGTTTATCATCAACAAATTTTCTAATCTCAGGTTTAGTTGTCTGGAATTCCTTTAATTGTAACCATTCTGGTCTCCACTTATCGGGATTATCTTTCTTCCACTTCAATACTCTTTCTGCAATCTTATCCTCAGAAAGACCTTCCCTTCTCAATCTATTTTCCATCACTGCAACTTCTATTTGAGCCATTTTAGTTGGAAACTTTGGAGGCCCCTCTTTAGGCCACAACTCATTATGAGCTTGAATTGAATCTGAAATCCCCTTACGCATTTTATAATTCCATTCAAGTTTAGCCAAATCTTCTTTGGTTAATTGCTTTCCTTTATTCTTTAGTTTAGCTTGCTTCTTTTCCAATTTCTCAATATCTTTTATGACTCTTTTAAGTTCTGTAGTTAAAAGACTCATATCCTCAAAATTATGCCCATGTCCATATTCTCGTAACCACCATTCGTTCTCCATTCTTTCCTTCTCCCACTTCTTCTTCCAATTTCTTTCTTGCTGTACAGCTTTAAAATTCCACCATTTATGATTACTCTTTAACTGAACAGGACCAGTTTGAACAAATCCCGTAACACCTAGTTCATTTTCTTTAAAAGCATCTAACCATATAGATTCAGCAACCATTTCATCTGTTCTCTGCTTCTTCTTCTCTTGACGATGCTCTGCATTTTTTGTTAGCAACCATCCTAATCCAAGACCAGCCGCAACAACCCAAGTAACAGGGTTTGCAAGAAGACCTAATATTGCTGGTACTCCTACAGTAATACCAGTAACAAGAGCTGATAAAGCAGAAATAATTGATCCAATATTAATTGCAAGAAGTATACCACCAACAATTTGCAAAGATTTTATTATTTCATTCTTCATCTCATCAAATCTTTCAGTATCACCTGATGCCCATGCATCCAACATCTTACTACCTTTATCCAAAATAAATCCACCAAATAAAGAAGTCAAACCATCAAATAACCTCTGAAAGACACCTTTAGCGTTCTCAGTTATTTTCTTCATTGGTTGAAGTATTTTCTTTTCTCGTTTTAATTCTAAGAATTTCTCTGCCTTACCTTTTTTAATATCATCAAGTTCTTGCTTACTTTCTAATTTTTCATCTCTTGCCTGTTCTCTTTCAGCAACTAGATCTGCTTCTATAGTATCAGCAATTGCTTGCATGTTACTATTAACTGCAGCAATACCTCGATTAATATCAATAAATTTATCTGCATCTATACCACCACTACCAGATTCAATTTTATCTACTCTTTTCTCTAACCCAATAACTCTTGCTAATGTTTTTCTCTGGAGACCAAAAGACTTTGACATAACACCATGAGAAACACCCCCAGATGAATCTTTCTCACCTGGTGGTGATGGTAATTTGTCTTTAATGTCAGCCATTTTGTTGTGCTTTGAGATTCTCTTCCTCTATATACTGTCTCAATAAACTAATATATATCTCCCGTTCCCACGGGATCATATTCTCAATATCACTCAAGCTATATTTATGATGCTGCATGAGAGCGAAATTGATCTTGTAGTATGATACAAGATCCTCATGCAACATCGCTAGTTGAAAAAAGCTGCTAGTCCCTCCAATTTAATATTATTTACTATTTTAGTATTAGGATTAGTTATTTTAATTTCATGAGTAAGTTTAGGCATTGTAGTAAAGAACTTCTCAATCTCTTTAAACTGCTTAGATCCCAATCCCTCTAAAAACTCAATCATTTCTTTCTTAGTGAAATCTGATCCATTAGACCATTTTTCATCTTCATTGAAGACCATATCTACACAATCAGAAATCATATCTATAGATTGTTCAAACCCTATGTCATCTACAACGAAATTCTCTTTAATAAATTGATCCAATGAAGGATATCTCATCCTCATAGTCAAATTATCATCCAATTTAATATCTGTACTATGATCTGGGTCAAATTCAACTTGAATCATATCCAAATCTACAGTAACTGGAACTTGAGTTTTGCCATCATCTTCACATGTAATTTGAATATCTACAGATTCACCAACCGACTTACCCCTTACATTGAGGAATAGATATTCAATATCAAATGTTGATAATTTATCTATTTTAATACCCCTTGTCAAGATACAATTACCCAATACTTGTTTTACTGCTCTAGCAATATCCTGAATATCATTACTTTCCATAGCAATGACAAGTATTTTTTCTTCTTTGACTAAGAAAGGTCTATACTTAATCTTCTTTCCTGAAGAAGGAATCACCAATTCATAAGTTGGTGCATTAATCTTTGGTAGTGGCATCAGTTTTTCCTTTAATTATACCACAAAGGTAAGCCATTGTGGATTTAAATGCGTTGCCATCCAACTCTTCAAACATAAACATATTCAAACGAAATGCAAAGTTTGCCTCTGATATGATAGCAGATACTTGTGATTCTGTCACAGGCAGTGTATTTAGTACAGCACGATAGTTATTTTTAAACTCTTTCTTATCCTCTATTTCAGGAAACTCATAAAAGTCTAGTCCACCATCAGTCAATTTAAGAGAGTTCTCAGCAATATTTCTAAGGATCTGACCCCCAGAGAGATCACCCAGATATCTAGTATAATGATGACCCACAAGAAGTTCAGTCTGGTCATGTGCTACCGAACGAATACGATCTATGTATTGTTGACATGCTTGAGTAGGATAGATTGTCTTTGCCCAATCCTCACCATAAAAATACTCACAGTCTTTTGCTAGACTACGATGCCTATAAAGTTCCTTCATATTCAATGGTCCTACAACAGGATCATCTTTCAATCTTAGAACTTCTACCTCCATCGCATGATAGATGAAATAATAATTGGCAACAAGTTGCCTATAATTTTCTCTACTTACTACTCCACGAAGAAATGAGGATACAAATTTTGTATTTTCTGCTGCTGAGTGAGACTGTTTAGTTCCCTCTTTTAATTGTTGTGCTAATCCCATACTAAATCTCCATCATGTATATTATACCATAATTTATGCTATATTACTAGTACTAGGATCTATTGAAAAATCTCCTATGACATTATCATCTGGTATTTTCTTTTCTCTTCCAGCTTCTATTACCTTTCTCATCACCTCAGAATCAGACTCCGTTCCATCTAGAGTTAAATCATTAACTTCAGTCTGCGTACCTTGACTAGGTTTATCAAGTGAATTCATAGGATTAGTTGGTGGTTTGATTTGAGGGAAAGTCGCAGATTCTTCATTCCTATTTAAAGAGTTAATATTACCGAAGTAATAACGATCATACGCAAATGTTACCTGACATTCAAGAACCTGATTTCCATCATAAGATACAGGCATTGATGTAACATTCACTGGAAAACAATTAAGGAATGTATACTGTACATTTCTAAAATGGTCCTTATTAAATTTCTGTATCTTAATAGTATCTACTTTATAATTATTTGGATATTGTATTCTTTGATAAAAATTATTATTTGCTCTATTTGGTACAACTCTATCCCCACTTGCTCCAGATGCTATGTACTCATGCCACAACTCAAAAAATTGTAGAGTTCTATAATCACTATCAACATAAAATGTCATAGTAGTATCAGTAAATACCCTTGAATGAGCAAACTTCTCTACTATACCCATCCTATTACCTTCAATCTGTGCTGTAGCAAAAGAAGTTGCAGGTAACTCAGCACTATTACATAGTAATCCTAAATCTCTACTAATAAAAAAGTTATTAACCCTCGGTGCTCTATTTCTAATATATTGTTTAAGACCTTGCATCATACCAAAACCAGAGAAAAATACTTCATAATGGTTGGTAGTGGCAACCTTCTGAAATAGACTACGAATCTGTTCTGTTTTCTTTACTCTTGGATAGACTGGCACAATAAATACCTAAAGGGATCTTACGATGTATGGCTCGTTCAGGAAGATACAGACCTTCTAATATAAACAAATATCGAGGGGATTATCGTAACATTATTTATCGCAGTTCTTGGGAAAAAGTTTTTATGTCATACTGTGATAAGAATGCTAACATAATTGAATGGGGTAGTGAAGAAGTTGTAATACCATACAGATCACCACTTGATAACAGATTGCATAGATATTTTCCTGACTTCTATGTTAAAGTAAGAGATAAATCAGGAATGCCTAAAAAATATATTATTGAAATTAAACCTAAAAGACAATGCACTGAACCAAAGATTCAGAAGACTAAAAATAGAAAATATGTAAGAGAAGTAATGGAATATGCTAAGAACCAAGCAAAATGGGGTGCAGCAAAAGAATTCTGTAAGGACAGAATGATGGAGTTTAAAATACTAACGGAGGATAATTTAGGTGTCTAGACTACAGCCAATTGTAGATGAATTTGTTGGGACAGAAGATCCCGAAGATACAATGCTGGAAGTTTTAGATGCTCTACAGGATAGTAAAGTCATTCTACCAGAAGAAGGTGGTTTCTATACCTTTGTATATCTACCAAAGACTCCTAACATAGAATATGATGAATTTCCTTTAATAGCATGTATGGAACTGAAACAATGGGGTATTAGAGGATTCAGTTATCATTGGAATAAAATGAGAAATTATACATGGAATGAAGTAATTGGAGAATTCCACGAACTATCCGTTGCTGAACTAGAACATGCTAGATCACTAGGATATGCTAAATTCAAGCTAAATACATAAAAATACCCTTGTCTGATGAATCAACTTCGATATCCATTAGATTTATTACATGAAGGATCAGATTATTTCCAAATTGAAGTTATAAAATACAAACCACACGAAGGAAGTGGAGATGATAATCTCCTTAGTGGTGGTATGTTTAAAAATGTGACGCAAATATCTAAAGCTGTAGGTTCTGATACTGAAAAATGGCCAGTAACCGATGGAATTATATTGCCTATACCTCAAGATATAAAAGATAGTAATGGAGTGCAATGGGGTGAGGATCGATTAAGCGAATATAGTGCAAAAATATTTGATCTTGCCAATACAGCTGCTTCACAAAATAAAATTAGCGATATTCCTGGTGCAATATCAGATAGTTTTAAAGGTACTCCTGATCAGAAAGCTGCGATAGGATCAAGGGTAATGGATTATATGAAAACAGTAGCAGTTATATCAGGTGCTAACGCATTTGGAGCAAATGTAAGTCTTAAAGGAATACTAGGAAGAAGTAAAGGACAAATCATTAACCAGAATGTTGAATTATTATTTGGTGGGGTTCAAACAAGGGCATTCAACTTTGCATTCCCACTAGCACCAAGAAGTCAACCAGAAGCAAAAGAAGTAAAAGATATTATTAGACTATTAAAAACCAAATCAGCAGCAAAACTAACTCAGACTTCAGGAGGTTTTCTAAATTCACCAGATATATTCAGAATTTCATATATGCAAGGTGGATCTAAACATCCATTTCTGAATAGTTTTAAAACATGTGCTCTAACAAATATGAGTGTAAACTATACAGCAAGTGGTACTTATGCAACATTACCAGATGGTGAACCTGTTCATATGATATTAAATCTAACCTTTAAAGAACTCAACCCAATCTATGCTGAAGATTATGCAGAAACAGCAGGAGTAGGATACTAATGGCTAAACATTACTTCAGACAACTACCAGATTTTAAATACAAAAATCCGCTTGCATCTAGCAATCAAAGTAACAACTATGTTATTGCAAAAAATCTTTTCTTACGAGCAAAAGTAAGAGATGATATAATCAATGATACAACTTTCCTTAAATCTTACATAGTTAAAGAAGGAAAAAGACCAATGGATGTTGCTGAAGAATGGTATGGTTCTCCAAAATATGATTGGGTTGTTCTAATAACTGCAAATATTATCAATGTAAAAACTGATTGGCCAATGAGCAGTAAAGTACTATATGATTATTGTGAAAGCAAATATGGATATAATCTAAATGATACAGCAAAATACGAAACAACAGAAGTCAAAGATTCCGAAGGAAGATTAATACTTCCTGCAGGTAAAACTGTAGATAGAGACTTTTCTATTCCTCATCCAGATATTCATAATATTTCACTTAATCCAGTTATAGGAATAAGTAATTACTTATTAGAAACTAGAGCAAATGAAAGAAAAAGAAATATTAAAATTATGAGACCAGAATATATGGGACTATTCCTACAAGATATGAGGGAAGCATTAGAATATAGTAAATCTTCTCAATACGAAAACAAAACCTTAAAGACTACTTAAGTTTAGGACCACTAGCCCATCCAACTAATACTAATCTTTCACCTTCAGTGACAGGTTCTGCTTTGTGTGGACATCTAGAATCAAAGACAACACATGCTCCTTGTGACTTTGGTATCTGACAGTGCTGATTATAATAATCCACAATAATTAACTCTCCACCCTTATAATCCTCAGGTGAAGAGATCTGTACACTAAGACTCAATTTTCGCCATACATCTCTATTTGGTGCAACTCCATAATCACAATGCCATTCAAAGTTACCACCAATTCCATATCTAAGAATTTGAAATTCAAATAAATGCACATCAAATTGATAGTGCTTATTATTCATTATTTCAAATATACTACCACCTATCGTTGCTACAATACTATCAGAATGTGGACAATGAATATCACATAATCTAAAATCCTTTCTAGTCTCACCCCATATAGGATCATCAAAATCTACCTTATGGGTTGACCAACCATCATCAGGAATATCTTTACAATATGAATTTAAATTTTGTATAGCATCATCACTTAACGAGAACACATAGAATGGATCCTCATGTGAATAATTAAAATCATCAGACATTAAATCAGTGCTTCAAGTTGTGATATAGTAGTTGCGTTGTTAATACTTGTATATGGTACTGGAGGATTTGATTTAAGGGATGCAGATTCTCCCTTCATATCAGCTATTGCCTGTATATCTGCATTTTCCTTCTTAATAGCAAGATACTTAGATTCTAATGTTTCCGTTGTAATTGTCTTTGCTTTAGAAAGATCTGCTGTAACACTTTTACTTCCGTGATTATACTTCCATGCAGATCTAAACTCCTTAGATGGAAGATTACTAGGATCAATCACAGAATAATCTGAGGTTGGCACATCTTTTGCGATGACAGCAGCATCAGATAGAGCACAATCCATTGTAGGGATTACTACTCTACAGTTACCGTTAGCATCGGCATATGCGATAACTTTATTGCGTGACATTATGAATTAGCAGCAGCTGTTGCAACTAAATTTTGAGCCCAAGAATATGCAATTTTTACTTTTGCCTTAGCATCAGTATCATCTTTTGCATAAACATCAAATTTTTTGGTGTTGGCATTATTACCATCATCAAAAGTCACTGTATAATGATCGCCTTTGTATCCAGCCATTTTTTTCTAATTGAGTGAACAAAAAAGAGGGAGTTAACTCCCTCTGGTTATTTATATTACTCTTCAGCTAACTTTTGAAAGTAGGATAGAGCATCGTCTTCTGCTGCAGGTGCTGCTGCAACTTCTTCGACTTCTTCATTTACAACTTCTTCAGCTACTTGACGAGCAGGAGAAGCATTAAGTTTCAGAACTGCCTCAAGACGCTTCTTGAGTTCATCATAAGATTTGAACTTATCAGCAGAAACTAATTCCTGCAATGAGTACTCCTTCTTCCAAAGTGCTTCTAGAGCATCATCATCTTTAAGAAGTGGTTTAGGAGCAGCAAACTCAGAACTATCATAGTTCCAGAAACCTGCTACCTTCTTAATCTTAACCTTAAAGTCTGCACCCTGCCAGAAATCAAATGGGTTGAGAGGTGTCTCATCCTCAAATTCTGGTTGCATTGCACCCATGACCTTATCAAAGATCTTCTTGCCATACTTATACAAGAATACTTTGCCTTCATTCTCAGGGTTTGCTGGATCCTTTACAACATAGATATTGGAATAGTAAGAAAGCTTACGCTTTTGATTACGAGCAATCTGCTTATCAGATTCTACTCCACTGTTCCAAAGTTCAGTATTATACTCTGAACATGGATCCTTCTGATTCACTGTAGTTAGTGAATTCTCAATATACCATCCACCTGCACCCTGAAAGGCGTGTGAATATAGTTTTACCCAAGGGAGATCTTCTCCATCAGGTGCTGGAAGAAATCGGATAACGGCATATCCGTTACCTGCTTTATCGACTTCTGGTTTCCAGAGTCGCTCATCTCCTTTATTTGCGGAATTGGTTTTTTCAACCTCCTTAA